GGGCGAACCACATCTCGCCGGGTGTGATTCCAAACTGCGGCAGCAGCAGTTCGGTCAACTCCGACGCCAGCACCGCGAGCCGCGGCGCGATGGTGTACCGCATGTACTGAGCGTTCGCCACCGTTGCCGACGCGAGGTTCGCCGAGTTCAGTCGATAGATCGGCTCGGGGATGCCCGCCGCGTCGTAGATCCGCTTCTCCGTCGTGGTGATGCCCTCGACGTACTGCATCTCGTGCGGCTTCGTTCCGTATTGCTTGAGTTCCGTGTCGCGGAGCAGCAAGAAGTTCCCGGCTTTCGCCACGCCTCTGATCGATCGTTGCAGGTGGCTGTTGATCTGTGCCATCTGTGCGTCGGTTGTCGTAGCCGACGCTTGGAACACCATGCCGGGCATGCCGCCATTCAGCCATCGCTGAGCCTCAGACTGCAACGCCGCGGCCTCCATGTCGGTCTCCGCCATGACCGAGTAGAGCCACGACATGCCGCCTGCCGGGTGGATCGGCGATCCGTGCTGACGCATGTAGACCACATCAGCCGCGTCGATTCGCATGGGCGAGGATCGGTTGCGACCGTAGTAGTACCCGCTGATAAGGCCCGTCTCGCTGAGGATCGGCCACGCGAACTCGCTCGGCATGATGTACGCCGAGATGGGCACGCCCGCACTGTTCCGCTCGCCCACGTACAAGTACGCACGCCCGGCGATCTCCTTGAACCACGCAAGCATCCACATCCAGAGCGGGCCGGTGTAGATCGGGTCCGGGTTCTGCAACAGGTCGAGTACCGGATGCTCGAGCACCTCCTCGACTTCATCGCCCGCACGACCGGCGTACGTCATCGACTTGCCGACGAGCGGACGCACCGCGCCGCGGCCGGTGAGGTACTTGATCCGCGAGCGATCCGACACCTTCTCGGCCACGCCTTCGGACGATCCGGTGCGGCGATACAGCCGCAGAGTCTGGCCGCTCAGCACCGTGGCGTTGATGCTGGCCGCCCGCCATGCCGTGCCCGTGATGCCGCGCGTGACTAGTTCGTAGTCGCGGCCCGTGTTCTGATTGTTGTACGAGGTCGAGGTCTCGCCCGGAATCAGCGACGCCGACACCCATGACTGCGGAACAGTGCGAGGGTCAGAGGATTCCACGCCGTCGGTTTTCTTTCGCTTTGCCATGTTGGTCAGGCCCAGATACGTGCGTCGCCCGTCAGTGTACCCGCTTGGTTGGAGGTGCCGACCCATGCGCCGCGAGATGCCTTGGGCCCGTCGATGTGCATGATGGCGTACCGCAGCGCGTCCATGCCGTCGTCGTTGGCCTTGATCGGCTCCTCCTTGGCCGCCTTGCCGTCCTGTCCCGGCGGGTAGCAGTAGGCGTCAAACTCGGCGAGCGTGGTCGTCGGCTGCTTGCGGTGGTACAGGTCAGCGTCCGTCTCGACGGTGCAGCCCTCGAGGATGAACAGCCGCGGGCGGCCGTCCGCCTGAACCTTGAGCCGCTCATGCACCGCGTCGCGGCCTGTCCGGTGATCCTTGTTCGCTGGGATCGTCGTGATGCTGGCCGACGCGAGCGTGGCCCGATCCTCTGCATCGTGGTCGCTGACGGTGGCTTCGATCGCCTCGCCGCTGCTGAGAGTCAGGATCTGCCGGGCGTGGTCGGCCACCGTCCGACGGCTGTGGTAGACCTCGCGGTAGAGGTACATCCGGCCGTCGCCGTCGATCGCCCACCACTGGCAAACGAACGGGTGAATGTATCCGAAGTCGATGGAGCGGATGCGACGCCACGACTCCCAGCCGGGCGGCATGGCCTTGACCACGTGCACCGTCGGGTCGAATTCGGGATAGACCAGACCCTCGGCTGCGGCCCATCGACCCTCGAGCAAGCGAGCGCGTCGATGGCCAGTTAGCGTCGAGAGCCGCGAGATGTACGCACGGCCCCTGTCCGTCCAGTCGCCTGCGGCTTCGTCCCAGAGCATCGGGTTGTCGCGGTGCCTCGAATCGAACACGGCCATCTGCCCGCGGTCGGCCCGGCGTCTAAGCCAGTGCGTCGGTGCCGACGGGTTGCAGTCAGCGATCGCTTGGTGGTACGGGCCCGCGCTGTTGCGGAGTCGAGTCGTGAGCAGTTCCCAATCGTGCTCGCTCAACTCCGTGGCCTCGAACGCCGCCACGATGTCGTACTCCGTGGACATGATGCGGTCGGGATTGTCGAGACCGCCGACGACCAGCACCGAGCCGTTGGCGTACTCGTAGGCCCATCGGCTGCGTCGGCTCTGGTTGTTGATGTTCGCTTCGCTGCCGCCCACCACCGCGGTCTCGAACGTCACCAGCACGCTCTCGGTCATGCTCGCTCGCGTCTTGCGAACGATCAGCCCACGCGAGCCCGGATGGTTCATCAGGTACAGGTGGACCTTCTCGAGGATGCCCCGCGTCTTGCCGGTGCCTGCGGGGCCGGGCACCAGCACCTCAGACGCACGAGAACGCCAGAGCGAGACGATGGCACCCTTCGGCGTGTACGCTGGCCGCGGCATCAGACTTCATCCACCGGGGCCTCGCGGCCGTACAACTTCACATCGTGCCGCTCGGTCGCCATGCCCGCGTCGAGCCGCGCCACCTTGTCGGCGTGCTGGTGCACCTCGAGGTTGAGTTTGAGCGCGGCGAGCGACAACTTGACACCGGCGGCCTGCACTCGCGGCGAGTCGCTCGAGAGCAGTTTGGCGATGACCGCCGGTATCGCGTCGGCCAGTCGCTGCGGCACCGGCACGCCGCGGACGTTGCAATCCTCGAGCGTGGCGATGACCGCTCGCACGTTGGCGCGGGTGTGCGTGCCATCGACGATGGTGGCGACGAGGTCGCTCATGGCGACACCCCTGAATCAGAAAGCGTGCGGGTCGGATTTGAACCGCCCCCTTCGGGCTGGATGCCCGATGTGCCGCCATCAGCACTTCGCACGCCAGATTGTCCTCGATACATTCGAGCACCAACTCTGTCGATCTCGTCGAATGGTAGCACTGGAACCGTGAGTCGTTCCCGTGCTTGCGGGTTCAGGAAGTAGACGTATCGCACTTGATATCCGGGAAGCGGACGCACCCCACGCTTGCGCCAATAGGCCGCGTTGTTAACTGGATGGTTGTTAAGTGTCTTGTCTGCGACAATGCTTCCGTCTGGCATCCTGACGATGGCCTTGTTCACTTTGATGCCAGTCAACACAAACCCACTCGCCCTGTAGATCGCTCCATCTCCGCATTGTGTCGCATCTGCGAATGAAATCACCCATTCAATATGCGGGTACGTTTTGCGCATCCACTTCATCGCCCAACCAATCGCACGGCTCTCGGAGTTCCGAGGAAGCCAGTCGGCAAACGCCATCCTGTTGAGTTCGATGAAGTTGTTCCATCCAGTGTTCTCGACGAGCCCCATCGTCTTGCGCTTGTCGATACTTGGGCCGAACTGCATGGCACCGCCGCAAGCATCGCCAATGAACACCCCTAGATGAACCTGCGAGTTCGGCGTGACCTTGCCGGAGTAGTGGATCGACTTCACGATGCGGTTGGCATCATGCGCAGCGATTGGCTTGATCCGAATGTCTTTAGCACTTGCCAAGGAACGTCTCCGCGATTCGCGACAAAGCGTTTCCGTTTGAGTTCTCGTTTCCGGTGTCGATGAACGGACCCATCTCCTTTGCCGCCTTGATCGCTTGCTTTATTGTCTCGACCTGATCGTCGTGCAGGACAAACGCCATTTGTTGAATCGGAGCCCGGTCATCGCTCGACAGTTCCGGCGTGCCCACCTCGCCGACTGAATACTTGCCGAGCGATTCCAGCATCGCATCGAGGTCCGAGTCCGTGAAGCCGGTATCGATCGCCACGTCCTTCGGCAGCGTGTCGAGCAGCGTCGCCAGCGTTTCGGTATCCCACTCAGCAAGTTCGGCCGTCCGGTTGTCGGCGATGGCGAACGCCACGGCGTCGGCCGACTCATCATCGACGACGACCGCGGCGATGTGCGTCCATCCGATGGCCTTGGCCGCCTCAAGTCGCCCGTTGCCAGCCCGGACCACCATGCCCTTGCGTTGCACCACGATCGGCTGCCGCTGACCCCATCGGGCGAGCGACGCCTTGATCGCCTCCATGTTCCTCGGCCCGTGCCGGCGGGCGTTCGCCGCGTCGGGCACCAGCGTCTCGATGGGCACCGCGAGATGTCGCAGGCCCTCGGCGATGTACGTGCAGACCTCCCCCTTGCCCCGATCTTTCGTCGCGTCAGATGTCATGACGCGAGTATATCAGGCGCGTCGCAGTCGGTCAGCCTCCTCGAGCCGCTCCACCATGCGAGCGAGGTGCTCGCTGTGGACTCGCTGGGCCTCGGCCGTCCGTGCCACCGCGTCGGCCGTGGCTTGGATCGACTGGAGGGCCTGAGCGGTCTTGGCCGATATGTCGGCCTGAGCCCGCGCGAACGGAACGACGAACCGCGTCCAAGCGATGCCAGCGATGACGGCGACGATGATGACCGTGAGCAGGACGATCGACTCGCGGGCGACGCTCACAAGGTCGGAGGCGTTCATGGCTTTGTCCTCGGTCACGCCTTGGCTCCGATCGCCTTCTGGATGGCGTCAACCCATCGCTTGGTGCCGCGGCTTTGGATGCTGTCGGCGATGCCCTTGAAGTCGGGCACGTATCCCTTCAAGGCCTCGACCGTGGCCACGACTTGCTTGGCTGCCGACCGCTCGCGGATCATCGACCACGCCGCCCACGCTCCGGCGACGCCCAGCGTGCTGAGCCCGATGACCACGCGGTACTCGAGGATCCACTGCCCAGCGACCGCGGCTCCGAACACGGCAAGGCCCGTCAGCAGGCCTTGACCGCTGCGAAGCCAGACGGCCGACACCACGGCGAGGGCGAGCCCGGCGACGGCCGAGAGCGTCAGCAAGCGAGACAGGAGCCCGTCCTTGGCCTCCTCGAGTTCGGCGATCCGCTTGCGGGCGTCGGCGAGGTCTGCCTCGGCCTTGGCGAGTTGCTGCGCTCCGGCGGCGATGCCGGTGCCGGTGGCCTCAAGCGTGCCTGCCACGCTGTTGAGTCGGGCGACTCCGGTGGCGATGGTCTGGGTTTCGGCTGACAGAGCGGGGGCCGCGGCCTCGATCCTGCGGTTTGCGGTGTCGATCGTTGCCGCGGCTCCCCGAACTTCCACGGCGGCGGCCTTGGTCGCCTGCGTCGCGGCCGGAAGGCCGCCACCCGACGCGGACGCTGCCGCCTTGCCCCTGCACCCACAAGCCGACGCCACCGCGAGGGCGATGGCGACGGCGTACCACAGTGTTGCTCGGTTCGTCATGCGGTCAGTGTACCCTACGTGCCCGCACCAGCCGCGTGGCGTCGAGTCTCGAGGTCGT